CTAATCACGCGAATACTGCGGATAAGCTGCATGACTGCGCGGCGGTCAATTTCCTCCATCGTGGAAAACTGCATGAAGTGATTGATCCAGCGGTTCCGCTCGCTGCGGTTTTCCAATACATCTGTCAGCCGTTCCTCCCATTCCGCAACTGCCTTTTGCAGCAATTCAATGTCCGCATTGTATTTCCGCTTGTAGGATAGATATTCTTCTTTGGTAAGAATCCCGCTCACCAGATTTTCATAGAGCTTCGTCTTGAAACCCTCAATCTGTGCCAACTGTTTTTCATTGGCTCTGATCTGTCCGGCGTATTCCTGGGCCAGTTCCCGGTTGATCCGTTCCTGACTGATACTGGACAACAGCGAATCCAGAGAAGCCACATTTTCAATATGGCCCTTTAAGCTGTCCTGCACACACTCGATCAAGTCGTCCTCTTTCAGCATCACAGAGGAAGCGCAGCCATTCTTTTTGCCCGTAGGGCAATAGTAGTAGTGGTATTCCTTGTCTTTGTAGCGGTTTGTCTTACGGGTCATGCGGCAGCCGCAGCATCCACAGATCAAAATACCGGAGAACAGATATACCTTATCCGATTTAGGAGAGGTCCGGGTGTCAATCCGGCGAAGTCGCTGAATCAGGTCAAAATCGTGTTTCTGGATAATCGCCTCATGGGTGCCCTCTACACGAATCCACTCGGATGAAGGCTTATCCTCACGCTCCTTCAATTTGAAGTGGGGCGTTGTCTGTTTTCCCTGCACCAGTGTCCCGGTATAGGTTTCGTCCTTCAAAATGCGGATGATGGTAGTGGCAGACCATTTACAATCCTTACGGTCCGTATAGCCGCCTTTGGCATGGGGCATCCCGTGATTCCTCTTATAAGCCAGCGGAGAGAGAATACCCATGCGGTTCAGTTCATCAGCAATATGGGAAGCACTGAATCCTTCCAGACGCTTTCTGAAAATATCCCGTACCACACCCGCTGCATACTCGTCAACTTCCAAACTCTTATGCTTGTCGCCAGTTTTTACATAACCGTAAATAGTAAAAGCTCCAACAAAATCACCGCTGCGTCGTTTCACATCCAGGGCACTCCGGGTCTTTACGGAAATATCCCGGCAGTATGCCTCGTTCATAATGTTTTTTACCGATACGGTGAGATCATCTGCAGCGTCATTTTCCGTGTCTACATTGTCATTGATGGCGATAAAACGGACGCCGTAGGCCGGAAATACCCGACGCATATAACGGCCCGTCTCTATGTACTCACGCCCCAGGCGGGAAAGGTCTTTTACAATGACACAGTTAGCCTCGCCCTGTTCGATCATCCGCATCATTTCCTGAAATGCTGGACGGTCAAAGAGGACACCGCTGTAACCGTCGTCAATCTTTTCTGCCACAACCTCAATCTCCGGGTGCCGGGCAATGAAATCATCAATGAGCCGCCGCTGATTGGCAACGCTGTCACTTTCCACCGACTTGTCATCCGTATAGGAAAGACGGATATACTTAATAGCTTTATAAACCTGCATAAAAAAACACTCCTTTCGTTGCGCAGAAAAATCCCCGCAATTCAAGAAGTGTGGTTATGCCGTATTCAATTCCTTTTCCGACTCTTATTGTACCACGCTCTTACGGGAAAGTCAGCCCTTTTCTGGAAGAAATTTTGCTTCACCGTAAAATACCCTTGATACATTCCTCCAGGGTGGCACCGCCAGGGGCAAAGCTGGCCCGGACGGTAAAACGTCCGCACTTAAAACGGTAAGGGTTTTTGATCTGGCGCACAAATTCAGTGATTCGTTCCTCGCGGGGAAGCTCCTTATCCACGGTGACATCCCGAATGTCTACCAATGAACCGCTTCCGCCAGCAGTAATATTCTCCATAATACCAACTCCTTCCTGAAATTACTGGTCTATCAAAACCACATGAATAAGCCGGACCCGCCCTATAAATAGAAACAGGTCCGGCCCATTGTATCTGATTTCGATTTTGCTTGCCGTATTTGCCACGCCCCCCGGCAGCTCTGTCTACACAAAGCGGGGTTGCCATAGGCTGCGGCCAGCTTTACCGCATCATAGCCCCGCAGATGCCGCCGCTTTGCCAGAGCAAGCGCACACCGCAGGGACTTCCCTTCAAGTCCGTGAGAGATTGTGAAAAAGTACCATTATGATCTGCGCCGTCGTCGCGCCCGGCCTGCCACAGCCGGGTCAATGGATTGCGTGGATCGCTCGGACAGCCGGATTCATCACCTCCCTGGCTGCCTGTCTTTGCGCCGCTCCATTTGCCGCTCGGAACACAGAATGACGTACCCATAGCAACGTATATTCGGTTGTCAAAGTGCAACGAGGGCACGGCCATTATGACATTTTATAGTTGGGGTGGACCAGAGCATGTGCTGTATGGCCGCACCCATTGGACTTGTCTGCCGAATATGTCCCTCTATTATTCATTTCATTTTCGGGGGCAAAGTTGCCGTCTGTCAGGAAAGTTCTTTCAAAAACTTTTCCAAACTTCGCAGGCCGGCATTGATAGAGCGAGTAATTCGGCTCTTATGGGTGCCCTCCGCTTTTGCAATATCCGATTTGCTCATGCCAAGAAAATAGTGCGCATAAATCCGATTCCGCTGTTTCTCCGGCAAAGAGGCAAGTGCCTGATACAGCCTGGCATTTTCTTCTTTCCGTTCCAAAATATCCGCAGGTGTCAGGACAATTACCAGAGCGTCACGCTCGACATTGGCATCATAGTCCAGCGAAAAATATGCTTTGTGCCGGTATGTACGCAAAATATAAGCCGCCTCATTCAGCTTATACTCATGGAGCAAATCAGCCACTTCGTCCGGCACTTCCACAATGGTATCAGTTGTATAAAACGGGTAATAATCCCGCAGATTGATCTTTTTCATTAGATTATCCTCCAATTTCAATTTTTGAGTTGATAGGCAAAATCGAAATCAGAGGGCGGGGAGCGACAGCCAGGAGTTCCGCCTACAAGAAAAAAATCAGATAGG